CAATTTCTATACCTTGACAAAATACAAAGTCGGGATTATATTTTTAAATATGAAACATTAAACGACTGTGCAGAGTTTATACAGAATAGATTGGGATATACAGTAGATACATCGGTTAAACACAGACAATATTCATATAAACTTTCTAATGTAGATTTTACAAATAAAGAACTTTTGGATCTATTAAAAAATTATTATAAAGAAGATTATACTGAATTAAACTACTAAAATTTAAAGAGGTTACTATGCTCGACTACGAAGAAAAAGCCAAACAAAACCTAGAAAAGTTTAACGCATTTCTTGCCGACGATCCTCGGTTGGATAAATTAAATGAGATGTACGAAACCTTCGGAGAACAGTTAATTACTGCACCTGCATCTGGACGAGTGCATTATCATAACGCATTTCCTGGTGGGTATCTTGATCATGTAGTTCGTGTAGCTGAAGCATCGATGAAAATGGCTACCATATACAAGTCCATGGGTGGTGTTATTGATTTTACTAAGCAGGAAATGATTTTTTCTGCACTACATCATGATCTTGGTAAATTAGGTAACGAACAAGGTGCGTATTATCTAGATCAAGATTCTGACTGGCATAGAAAGCGTGGTGAGATGTACAAGTATAACGAAAATATTCAGTATATGCCGGTCACCGACCGAGCATTGTACATCCTACAGAAATTTGATATTTCCGTCACAGAGAAAGAATGGATTGCAATTAAGTTGTCCGATGGTATGTACGATGATAGTAATAAAGCATATTTAAAAAACCACGGTGTATATCCCATGAAGACAAATCTACCGTATATCATTCATTGGGCAGATCATATGGCATGCACAGTTGAACGAGATCAGACGAAGTTTTAATATTAAGAATTAATTAAGTTTTTATTTTGATATTGACTACTGTGTATAATCTTGTATATTCATAGTAGACAATGCACTTATGGCGGAATTGGCAGACGCACCAGCCTTAGGAGCTGGCGGGAAACCGTGGGTTCGAATCCTACACCTTCCGTACATATAATTGTAGCGAATCATAGTGAGTAGTCCGGATAGGCGCTATGAATAACGACTTAGGGGGGCGTTGATAGGTGTGCCTAAGCCTTAACTATCTGCTCGGGATAGGTAAAGGGGAGCAACAAAAGCCGTAGAATGTCTTCCTCTATATTATAGTGGCGAGACTAGCATGGTGTTAGGGATGGCCTCTTAACATACGTCGATGAACTGCTGTTAGACAGTCATTCTACTACTCATTGCCAGTTGAGGAAAGCGCGCGGGCTCATGACCCGAACTGGTATACGCACTTATGGCGGAATTGGTATACGCGCTTGTCTTAGGAACAAGTCCGAAAGGATGGGGGTTCAAGTCCCTCTAAGTGCATATGTGGTGGTGGATACAAAATGAAACATATGTGCAGAAAAAACTGCATTTAACTACTGAACATTACATCAAGGTTGACATTTAATATGAAAGTTTCAATTGGTCGATATCCAAAAGATCCTAATAAAACACAAAAAGTTAATGTTCGTATTGACAAATGGGATACATGGAGCATGGATGCCACGTTGGCGCACATCATTGTTCCCATGCTGAAACAGTTGAAAGCAACAAAGCATGGCGCACCTCTTGTTGAGCTGGAAGATGTACCAGAACATCTTCGTTCAGAAAAAACAGATGAATATGGGGTAGATGCCACGCATTTTGAACGGTGGGATTGGGCCATGGATGAAATGATTTTTGCATTTGAAAGCAAACTCATTGAATGGGAAGATCAGTTTTGGAAACGGTCACCAGAATTAGATGTAACAACCTATCCAGAAGATGCAGGTAAAGATATGATTCCTCTTCGTTGGAAAGATGAAGGTGATTGTGATTGGGATGGTATGCGTGAATATGGAACTCGTATACAAAATGGATTTCGGCTGTTTGGTAAATATTACCAACACTTGTGGGATTGATAAATGATATCATCGATTTTAATTTTTAGTGTAGTTGCAATTATTGTGGTGGGTGGTACATTTCTAATTGCAAAATTTTTAGAAACGCAAGAATAGTATATTCCCAGATAGCTCAGTTGGTAGATCCGCGCACTGTTAATGCGCTGGTCGGGGGTTCAAGTCCCTCTCTGGGAGCTTTATAAACATTAAGTAAAACAAAAATGAAAAATTTAATTGTAGTAGGACATCCCGATAAAAAAAGTTTTTGTTATAATGGTATTTTTAAAACTATACAAGATACCTTGAAACAAGGTAATAACGAAGAAATACAAATAATTGATTTATATAAAGACGATCTTTCCATTAAAAAGAAAGAAGTTATCAATCACTACCAAGAGCTTGTAACTTGGGCGGATCGTATTTATATTATCTCTCCTGTGTGGTGGTTTCGGTGCACCCCACTAATGGAAGAATTTTTTGATGTGGTATTTACACCTGGATTTGCATATAAATTTATTCCGTTGTTTCCTAAATACGGATATCCAAAACCATTGTTATCACATAAAAAAGTTCGGACATATTTAACGCACGGCGCACCCTCACTTCCTGTATATCTTTTATACTTTAATGCGGTGAAACTTCGATTGGTACTAGGAGTATATTCATTTGTCTTTGGATGGTTTAAAACAAAAACACGCCAATTCTGGAGTGTTCCGTTTGTAGACGAACATGTACGAATAAAATATCTTAAAAAGGTTGCACATGATGTATTAAAGGATTTAAAATGTGTAGGAAAAAATAAAATTACACATTCGTAATTTTTAGTTTTGTTCATTTTTATTTGGAGAATAGTATGAAAAAATTTTTGTTAGTAGCAGTTGCATCACTTTCACTCATGGCATGCACAGATGATGTCATTACCACGCCTGCGTTTGAATCCAAGGTCACGACCATTGTGGTGACGCCCACCGCCTCCCAGTTAGAAATGGGGCGGACCGTCACGTTAACGGCAGTTGTCAAGGATCAGCGTGATTCTGTCATGACGGGCAAGACGGTGACATGGATGTCAAACAACACAACTGTTGCCACGGTTGTAACCGCGGTGGCCACTGCAGGCACGACCACGGCAACGGTCACGGGTGTCACCAAGGGCACGGCAAATATTGTCGCCTCGGTTGAAGGCAAGAGCACAACAATTCCTGTGTTCGTGGTTGATCCCACCGTCGCCACGGTCACTGTTACGGCAACGGTCCCCACATCGTTTTTCGTGGGAGAGACATTACAGGCAACGTCTACTGCACGAGATGCCAGTAATAACGCCTTGACATCATTCATCACCACCTGGACATCAAGCGCGCCCACCGTTGCCTCTGTGTCTACGTCAGGATTGATCACGGCATTGACGGCAGGCACCACCACCATCACGGCATCTTCTGGTGGAAAGACGGGCACGTTGAACATCACGGTGACCTTGGTCCCGGTTGCCCGTGTGGTTCTCACGTTGCCCAAGGCGGCACAGGTGGGACGTAGCACCAGTGTTGCGGCAGATTTGCTTAATAGTTCAGGCACGGCATTGTCAAGCACATCTCGTACATTTGGCTGGCATAGCAGCAATGAGTCCATCGCCACGATTTCTGCAACAGGTGTCATCACTGGCCTTACCTACGGCAGCACGATTGTCACTTGCGTTGTTGAAAACAAAGTTGGCACATTGGTGGTGAATGTCACGGAAACGGGCATCAATTACATTGTGGTGTCACCTGATAGCTCAGACCTCAAGGTGGGTGCCACGCGCCAATACACCGCTACTGCGTTTGATGTTGATAGTGTGGCGTTGAGTGTGTCGGCATTGGCTGGTCGCCCGTTCACCTGGACCGTCGCCAATACGGAAACGGCACGAGTGTCCGATACAGGGCTTGTGTTGGGTATCGCTACAGGAACCACATTGGTGTCAGCTTCAATTGGAGCAGTTTCAGATAATGCAAAAGTGGTAATTGTTCCATAACATATTATGATGGATAACACGGCGGCCTGAACTGGGTGAGGCACCGCTTTCATAAGGCGGTTCATGTGGGTTCGAATCCCACCCGTGTTACTAAAATTTGGGAGTGCGGCAACGTTGGAGAGTTGCCTTTGACTGTAAATCAAATGCCTTCGGCTGAGTAGGTTCGAATCCTTCCACTCCCACATTTACATAAACGATACTTGGTGTAATTTCAAAAATTTAAATTTATTATACCCCCGTGGTCTAATTGGATAAGACAACATTCTTCTAAAGTGTCCGATGGGAGTTCAAATCTCTCCGGGGGTGCTTACGGTGCGATGGCTGAGTGGCTGAAGGCAGGGGTCTGCAAAACCTTTGGAGAAATCCCACGCCAGTTCGAATCTGGCTCGCACCTTTTTATATTATAGGAGATTATATTATGGATAGTAAACAAGTCAAGAAAGTTGCAGCGAATTCAATAGCTATTATCGTAATAGTATTATTTGGAATTATTCTATTTATTGGTGAAACAAATCCAACTATGTTACAAGGTGGTGATATTCAACATGCTATAGACACCGTACAGGACAAATGAAACACATATTATATGCAAAACCCAGAACACTGACCGACACCGAAGAACATATTATAGTAAAACGAAAGTGGTGGGCGGTTATACTACTAATAGTAGGTGGTATAATGTTAGCGGGTAGAATTCCTAATATTCCACCGGCAATTCCATACATATTTTTCTTTTTTGGCCACGGTGGAATGTTGCATAGTTTCTGGAAAAAACACGATTACCCAATGGGTATTGTCAATTTAGCGTGGTTGCTTATTGATATCATCGGTATGATACGATGGTTGTAAAATTACCATGTATAAAAATATATAAATTAAAGATCGAAAAACATATGCCACCGAAGAGAAATTACAACTACTTGACAATATAAAAGAACGAGGTTATAATGTTATCAAAGATGACACCAAATGATAAGTTAAAGTTAGTCGCTGCATTGAAAGATATGAGTACATCCATGACTCGTGTTGATGCGGAACGAGATTTGCAAAAGAACATTAAAAATGATATTAATAAAGAACTAGATTTGAGTAAAAAAGTTTTTTCGAAGTTAGCAAAAGTATACCACAAACAAAACTTTGCTGATGAAGTAGCAACGCATCAAGAGTTTGAATCGTTGTATGAGGAAGTTACAAAGTAATGTGGATTGGAGCATTGGTCTATCGGTTAGGACGCTAGCCTGTCACGCTGGAAGGACGAGTTCGATTCTCGTATGTTCCGTTTAACTTGTGAATATGATTTATGAAACTATTATTTTTATCAGTATGTGGTAAATTAGACGAACCAGAAGATACGAAATATATTAATTTGTATCTGGCATCGTTAAAACAAAATGTAGTACCATATTTTGATGTTAAGGTAATATTATTGACCACATATAAAATAGAAAATTTACAAGAAAGTTTATTGCAAAAACAAATTGATGAATATGGTCTATCAGACATCATTGAATTAAAAACTATAAATGAACTGGAGCTACCAGAAAAATCTTTAACTTACATCAAAACTGTTAATTGGTTTAATCGTATAGGTATTCACATGAATGTGTTGTACGATTATTCTTCACGATACAATTTTTTTAATGCAGATTGGATATTTCATGTTGATACTGATTCTGAATTTTTAGAAAATTTTCAAACATGCATAACAACAATAAATGAACTAACAAAAGCACATCCACGCATAGTAATATCGTTGGCAGGAGATTCATATCCGTCTAATATTGTAAGCGGTAGTACCGAGTATGTATTTACTGAAGTAGCACGTGCTAATTTTTATGAAGGTGACGGTGCTGACAAACAAGATAACTTTGTAGTTATTGATGAAAAGGAAATGCGTGAAGACGATCATAGAAGAAAATATAATTCAATGGTGTTTAGTCCTTCGCAAATGAAAGTTAGAAATGATTTCGTAGGAATTTCCAGAGAAGCATCGAGTATAGCAAATTTTAATTGGGTGTTTATGTATTATCACGAACACTTTAAAGATAATGGTCCGTTACAAACAATGTGGCCTGATAAAGCATTAAAATTAGATAATAATAATAAATTGTACGAAGTACCTGTTCCTCAAATTCATATTAACTATCATATGGGAGGAATGTTACAATATAAGTTACATAGTAATGAAGTGGATATAGTTAGAGTACAATTACCTGGATATACACACGCTGTACACCATTATAGTTCTGGGTGGTTTAATGGAAATTTTATGAAACGATCACTTGAAACATTGAATTCCAAATATCAAGAAACAAAAGAAATTTGGAACAAAGATTACGAATGAAAATTGGAAGGTTCGCATAATGGTATTGCACCGGTCTACTAAACCGACAACCGTAAGGTTATGTGGGTTCAACTCCCTCACCTTCCGTAATATAAAAAATTAATAAAGTACCCCTTGACAACAGAACAACTTCGATGTATATTACTAATGTTGAGTGAAACGATGTTTGAAAACAGAAACACAACGCCCTTATAACTCAATTGGCAGAGTAGCTGGCTTTTAACCAGTAAGTTCTAGGTTCAAGTCCTAGTGGGGGCATTTGTTGTAGAATCTACCCGCGGTAGGAGTATACTTCCCGCGCCACACGATTAATTCTCTATCGGCCCTTACGCGAGACACCACTACACCGGTGCATGGGAAATACCGTAAGCACGCCCTCGTGAATGGAAAACATGTGTGAGGATGGCACCATGAAGAATAGGTAGATTCTCCCCTATAAAATGGGGGGATGTAGTACCATCCATTTTGCTCCGATGGTGAAATTGGTAAACACTCGACACTTAAAATGTCGCGCTCGTAAGGGCTTGTCGGTTCGATTCCGACTCGGAGCACTATGTATTAAAATGTTGCGGGTGTAGCTCAGTTGGTTAGAGCGCAACTTTACCAAAGTTGAGGTCGCCGGTTCGAACCCGGCCACCCGCTTATATTATTTTATAAAAACGGGCGGTGAGATGTAATGGGTGCATACTTCCTTTGCAAGGAAGTTGAGGGGTTCGATTCCCACACTGTCCACTTGAAAAAATTAATTGGGCGAGGTAACGTGCAGAAAGACGTTTCTGTGGGAGTCACCACACGGTAGCCCCGTGTTCAGGAAGCCGGTTCGAATCCGGCCTCGTCCACTTGGGTGATTAGCTCATCTGGTTAGCGTATTTGAGTGGAAACACGGTGTTTGACATGGGTTCGATATATGTATATGTACCATCATTAAACGCATACTAATATGAAAACTTGTCCAAAATGTAAAACACCGCACGATAAACAAGGTACATTCTGTAGTAGAAAGTGTGCTAATAGTAGAAGCTGGTCGATAGAGGATAAAGAAAAAAAAAGAACAGCAAATTTACAATCACCTAAAATACTATTGCTAACCTCGCGTATAAAAAGTTGTCAAATCTGCGGAGTGGAGTTTCAAACGACACATCGAGTATCCAGAAGTAAAGCTTGTTGCGGGGAAGTGTGTCAAAAACAATTTATGTTTAATAGTAATTCTACTGCTCAACAGAAAAGATGTCAGTCATTAAGTGAAAAACTTCGATTGAGAGATATTGGCAGGCGTGGCGGGTTTGGTAAAAAGGGAACAACTGCAGGTGGGACAAAATATCAGTCTACTCTGGAAAAAAATTGTTTTGAATATTTAGAAAACAAACATATACCATTTATAGCACATAGACCCCTACCCAATTCATCAAAAATATCTGATTGTTATATACCGTCGTTGGATTTGTGGATAGAAATAGATGGCATTGATAGAGAAAAACGACAGAAGTGGTTAGAAAATGAATATAGATTTTGGCAAGATAAAATGCAGCAATATGAATCTCGAAATCTAAAACTAGCTGTAGTAAAAACAGTAGATGATTTGGCTCGCTTAGTGTAGCGGTTTGCACGTTTGGTTTACATCCAGAAAGTGACAGGTTCAAATCCTGTAGCGAGCACTTACCTTTTAACCAAATGTATATGACTTCAAAATTTAAAATTGGAGATGTTGTCAATAACATTTTGCTTAGTAGTTGTACACCTACCACCGGTAGTTTTCCGTGGGACGGCGAATCAAAAGCTACAATCGTAGCGTTCCATCCAGACGGCATTCCTTGGAACGATACTCATACGTTGCCAAATACATATATGATTGAATATGAATCTACTACGAAATGGGGAACGCAGTGGGGTTCGTGGAGTAGAATTCGTCCTGCATATGAACATCAGTTGAAGTTGATAGTTGAGTAAAAATTATTTATTACATTTACTAGGTTACATTATGAAAGCACGCGTTGTTCAAATGTTACGAGCACAAGCAGAAGCAGAGCGACAGAAAGCATTACTGTCGTTAGAATTACTAATGAATGTTCCTGTGGGTATTGGTGATCACTCCACGGGAGATTTTTATAAAAATGCAGAAGAAGCATTACAAATGCTCGTTGATGCAGAAGATAAATTAGAAACACTTACTAAGTATTTTTCTGAATAAGAGAGGGACCACTAATAAAGGGCTCCAAAGCAGCGTCGATGCAAGCGGGAGTCGTCTGGAGTGATGCCAGACCGAAGATAGGGAACTGCGTTAAAAAGACCCTGCCGCCTGCATAGTGTAGAAGCAACATGCGACCCTTCCAAGGTTGAGTCCCGGTGGCAGAATCCGGTGTGGGCTTCCCATGGGCATACATGGGTGATAGGTAAATGTGTCTTGATGCTCAACATGCCAATCAAGACAAACGAATGATGAATGACAATGAAATGCCCTTGTGATGGAATGGTATACATGGCAGTTTCAAAAACTGCTGCCTCACGGTGTGTGAGTTCGAATCTCACCGAGGGCACTAGATGAACAAATTATAGGGCGGTAGCTCAATTGGTAGAGTCTACGGTTTGGGACCGTAATGTTGCAGGTTCAAGTCCTGTCCGCCCTACTATAATACGAGGAGATAATATGACAGAGTTGATTAGTAAATATTTTGAAGCGTTTAACAACAAAGATTTGGTCACATTATCCGAATTATATGCAGATAATGTTATACTAAATGAATGGAACGAAAACATCTTTACAGGTAAAGAAGCAGTATTATCTGCAAACAAAACATTATTTGATAAATTTAATAGTGTGGTGATAGAAGTACTTAGTTCTGGTGTCGATGAAATTAGTAATATATCAGCATCATATATTTCGTTAAATGAAATTTCTGTGTCGTTGGATGATGATACGCATATCACGGTAGTGGATATTATTGAAGTAGTGGATAATAAAATTCGCGGTGTGATGGCATATAGAGGATTCTAATGCGAATCGCAGTATTCTCGACACCCAGAACATGTAGTACATTTATGTGTGATGTAATTGCAAATAATTTTAATGTAATTAATCACAACGAAGGAGTGTACTCGACATTTGGTACAAATACAGAAGGTAAGATTGAATGGTTAAAGTCAAATAATGATTATGTTGTAAAATTGTTTGCAAAATATTTTTTTGATAATTTATATATTATACAAGAAACATTTGATTGGAATATGTTTGATCATGTGTTTATAACCGAAAGAAACGATCTAACAGAGCAAATGGCAAGTATATATAATATCTGGCATAATGGTAACAGTGGTGATTATATAGATTTTACTACCGATGATACTATCGATTTATATAATCGTCATAAAAATTATATGCAAACTTTTTATGATATTAAAAAACACTTATTAGAAAATCACAAAAGCGTACATGTGATTGAATATGAAAAATTACAGACAGATCCAATACCATATTTAAATGATATAACGGGTATAACATTTACAACATTAACGGATGCACTTACGAAAACAAATATAAATTATAAAGAAAAATACACAAACTATGATCGATTAAATACTATTATTAATAATTGGAACTTAATCAAAACTTAATAACCAACACTTGACAATCGTATTCTTCTGAT